CTTCCAATATCTTATTAGCTTTGACAGGGCCAATGCCCTTGATGCCAATGATGTTGTCAGATGTATCGCCTGTCAGCACCTGACAGTACAGTTTGAACAAGCCTTCTTCAGGTGTTACATAGTAGCCTACCTTCTTAATGAAGTTGTAATGCCACCCTGCCACCTGATCAATGTCTTTGTCCAACGAAACCATAATGCTGTCATCGCCTAGCTCAGTGCCAGCAATGGCAACATCATCGTCAGCTTCTTGACCTACAGAAACACTAGCGCCCCACTCCTTAATCAAATGCTCACGTAACGCAGGCAGATGATCAGGTTTCGGGGCTGTCCTATTTCCTTTGTAGACCGCTGTTACAGCAACGTCATGCCGGAAGTTTGTTTTCCCCGTGAGGAAAAGCTTCCAACGATCTACAAAGCAATCAGGATAACTAGTATCTACACCGTGTGTAATGATGTCAATGAGGTAGCTGTCAAGCCTACGCTTAGCAACCTTCTCAGGTTCATCATTACACGCGAATGCTATTCTGTAACAGACAATGTCGCTATCAACGATTGCCGTTGTCATTGATGTTACAAGACATCATCACCAATGTCACCACCTGCGTTTGCAAACTCAACCAAGTCTGTGACAACAAGCTTCTTCAGTGAAGGGCTAACACCTTTCTTGTTCTTGTAAGTCCATGCGTAGCTAGTAATCAAAGCCTTCGCCTTGCTACCATTGCCAATCTTCTCAGTCAACGGATCACCATCAGCATCATGTACACGAATAGGTGTAGTTGATTTGCAGGTGATGTACTTGCCCATGTTGGCCTTACCATCTTCACCAACTTGCACGCTGATACCCATCTGCTCAAGCGCCTCAACAGCTGCGTCAGACAGGTTGCACAAGTTGAGTTGGAACTTGCCACTCATCTCGTTAATCTTGTCATGCTGGCACCAGAATACATCTGCTTTAACTTTAACTGCGTCGGTCATATCAACTTCCTTTTTCAATATGGTGGCGCTATCGAGGCCACCTATGCCGCTTCTTTTACTAAAGAAGAAAACCTATTGTACAACTAGCTTGGTTGCTTCCGCAATGTAGTAGTCGTAGTCAATGTCATTTGCGAAGTCGCTGATGTTGTTGCATGTCTTAACATTCCAACTGCTATCAATTGACAACCGTCTGTCTTCACCACCTTCAACAAGTGCTGGCATTATTTTAACAAGCTTACCACCTGTCTTGCAAGCATAGTAGCGACAAATGTTTTGTTGCTGCACCTCACTACCATCATCCATCACAAGCATAAGCTTGCTGCTGCGTGGCACCTTGGTGCGTAGCATGAAGTCATACTTGTTTGTGTGACTGGTGACGAAGTCTTCAACACTAACACCGTGAATCATTGCTGCCTCTGCTGCCATAGGGATGACAAGACCGCCTTGGTTTTGATGCCAACCCAATCCTTCATACTGATAAGCACCCTTGCGCTTCACCTTACCATCTGTGTAGAAGGCAAGATAATTATTTACGTCTCGGATAATCATCTTTGAATAGTGAGCATACTCAAGCTGCAATCCTACCTGCTGTTGCCACTGTTCACAGATGTTGTTATATACATCCATCTTGTTGCGTGGACACAACACAGTGACACCGTCTGTATTCACCTGCACCAGTGACAAGCCATCAATGGTCATCAGCTTCTCAGCCAACAGACACAAGCTAAGCTGTCCGTTGATAGTGATGGTCATCGTGTATTGCGGGTCATAGAAGGGACTGTACTGGCTGTTGCTGTCACCGTACACACCATTCAATGCCAGCTTCAGCATAGCGTTCTCAAGGCTACCTTTGGGGTAGCTCTTACGCTGCTCATACACATCCTTGTAGATGTCACAGAAGGCGTCAGTAAGGTGCTCTGGATACACACGATTGGCAATGGCAATGTTGGGGTACATCGAACTAACATCGGCGTCCACCAGCAAATGAGTATCACTCTCAACAACAACACACGTTGACAAGCTGCCGTGAATACCACCAGTGCCGAAGTCAAAACGAAAGCCATCGACCATTACGTTCAATGTCTCTGCCTCATGCCAGCAATACCAATACGAATAGACAGGCTGTCCTTTCTTCTTAGCCTTCAGTTCCACCTTATCAACCCAGCCATCAGGATAGTTGGTCTTGAATGCTGCTAGCTCATCACCTTCAGGCAACCCTTTAAACTTCTTACGCATCACAGACATGTCAGCAAACATCGACACCCTGCCAAGCTTGTCTTCTGTGATGTCAGAGAACACTCCTTTGGTTTCGGTAATGCTTTGCTTCTTAAACCAATCTAAGATTGCTTGAAACTCAGGACGTTGAAAGTCATAGTAGTTGAACAGACAATCATTGATTGCAATTGTTGGTCGCTTAGTTTGATTCAGTACACGCTTACCGTCACGGTCTTTCTTATAGCATGAGTCAGGCATTGTCTTCTCAAGCTGCATGATGAAGTAGTCTTTGCCAATCTTGGTGTCGTTGTGATTGGTGAAGTCACGCTTGTACTTCTTAGACAACTCATCACGAAAGCGTACAGCGCTCAGCGATATGTTAAAAAAGTCTAAAGTTTTTAACGCATCATGCATGTTGTATTTTAACAACACATCAATGTCGTTGTCGTTTAGCTCAGTGCCAACATCGAACGGCAGATCTTCAATGCTGTCGCTCTTCATGTTGAACTCAATCATCTTCAGGCTTGTAGCACGTGCCTTATTATCGAAGTGATGTATCTTGAACAGGTCAACCTGCTTGACATACTCCTTCAATCGAACACCAAAGCCTGCATCGTTCTGAGCAGTGATCAGTTCCTGTGCAACCTTGTAAGCTTTCTTTGCAACAGCAACACCGGACACAGTGACAGCTTTCTTTCTCACCTCAAGCAAAGCATGAAGCACAGGGTAGTCGAAGCCTTTGTTATTAAAGCCGACCATCCTATGCTTCTTACTGTGCAGCATGTCTAAGAATTCAAACAGTTGTGATACTTCGTTCTTTCGTGGTGAGCATTCATACACATGAGTGCGTGACGAGTCAGCACAGATGGTTGTGAATGTGAATGTGTTGGGGTAAGTCTCGATGTCATAAATCCAATCCACTTTTATCTCCTTTAAATAACGTATCGGAATAAGCAAACATAAGCCTCGCGCTTACCTCTTGTATTGCATACGCTTGAAACTCAATACCCGGTAGCTCTTCACCAATGTAGCGGCAGTATTCTTGCACAACATGTACAGCTTCATGCACTAACAATGTTGCCACTGCGATGCCTTCCATATTGTTAGGTGCTATGCAAACAATAGAAGCTCTATTGCCTTTACCACTAATCAAATAGTGAGTGGTGGCTAAAGCATCGTCATCAATCCACTTGGGCCAAGGTGCTGGAAACTTCATGCGTCTAAGCTCTCTGACAAACTCTGCTTCTGTTGTACATAGGCAGAGGTAGTCACCTCGGATTAAAGTTCTATCGAGCCAAGTCATCTGAAGCACTGTCAATGACAGCCAGCAATAAGTTGATGCTTTGGATAATCATATGCTGATGATTTATGTTTAGGTCTTTAAACTCAGGCAAAGGCTTAGGTGTCTTCTTCCTGATCGCTTGCCAATATACTTCTACGTCGCTCATGTAAAGTCTCCAATGATAAGCTTAGCGCCACATGAACCGACAAGAATATCTAAACTCTTACTGGTGAAACGATTTAGAAGTTGGTCGGTATGTTCACGATACATTGCATACTCAAGTAAATGAAACCACATCAGTCGCTCACTTCCTTTATTATTAAACATGTCAATAGCCATCTCAAGGCTGGTAAACTGTTCTGCTTTCTCATCGTAGTAGCTGATGATGTTGACTACATCTTGTTTCAAAGTGCTCATAACAATTCTCCATTTGGTTGATCTAAAATTTACAACACATCCTGTCCTTCGCTGGGATCTTCAATCTCAATCAGCCGTTGCATGTTCTTGTCAAACAAGAGGAAACCTGCTGGCCCTGTCTCACCAGTGAACCGTGACTTGAGAAGCCTGACACACGTGGTGTTGCGTATCTTCTCATCATCATGTTGCTGATCGCGCTGCAATCCTATCACAGCGTCTGACAGTTGCGCAATGCCTGCCGTACCTCGCAATGAAGAGAGCGTCATCTCTGCCCCATTCTCAGCACCCTTGCCTGTTGTCTCTCGCCTAGTGTGTGACACTCCAAACAAACCAACACCAGTCTCTTCGACAAAGGTTCGCAGCTTTGTTAGCAACATGTCCAACCCCTTGCGCTCGTCTGTATCCATACCCGACAAGATCATCTGATAGTGGTCAAGAATAATCCAGCTACAACCCATACCTTTAGCCATCCATCGAAGTCTTGCAATGACATTATCAATATCAAGACTTCCGAAGTGACTAAACATTGTTACGCGGCTAGTACCCATCGTCTTATCAAAAGCATCACGAAGTTCTTCTTCAGTATATACAGTGGTTGGTAAGTGCAGAGCTTTCATTGCTTGAATGGACATGATGCCTTGTGCTGTACGAGCAGGACTTTCTTCAAGAAATGCACAACCAATCTTGTCCTCGGTGGTGACCAACAAGTGATGAATAATCTGCCGCAAGAATGTGCTTTTACCTTGCCCTGTGCCAGCGGCAACAGTAACTAGCTCACGCTTACGTAGTCCACACAACATGTCGTCCAGTGCAGCATAAGGCCAGTGAGCATCGGGCTTTTGACGGGGCTTTTTAATCTCATCCCATAGGCTTTCACCATTGATTAAACCATCGAGTGTGAACGGTTCACTAGACCACCATCTGCTTACGAATTGTGATTCCTTTGAATCAGCAAGCCAATCACACGCATCTTTATAATTAGAATCTGGTTTAAAGATTTTACATTTTGAACCGAACACTTCAGCAGCATCTTTAGCAGCCTTGCGTCCAACCTCGTCCCCATCAAAACAAATGACAATGTTCTCAAAGCTATTCAAGTATTCGTAGTTGGCACGACAGTCTTTCACAGCAGATGCAGCACCGTTGCGAATAGAGACGACAGGCCATTTAGACCCAGTCATTTGGTACGCTGCCAACGTATCAAACTCGCCCTCAACAATGGTGATGTACTTGCCACCGGAAGGAAACAAGTTCTGTCCAAACAACGTACCCTTAGACCACGCACCACTGGCAACAAAGGTCTTGTCCTTTACACCTCTCACCTTAGCAGCAACCAGCTGAAGGTCTTTGTCGTAGTAGGGGAAATAGTATTTCTCGTCCTGACGAACAACACCATACCTCTCCATTGTTGTTTTGGTTATGCGTCTGTCCACTACAGAAACAGACACACCATCGGCATAGCTTTTCAAGAAGCTCATGTCAGGTGCTTTAATACTATCTACATCAATTATCATATAGTCCTTATCAAGATCGGGTGGGGTATACACAGCGCAAGCAAAGCAATAGGTGGACATATCTTCATTGATAGCACACCCGTCACTGCTGCCGCAGCTGTCGCATTTAGTATGTATCTTTATGAAAGCCATTTACTTAGCAGACCCTTTGGTAAATATTTGAAACAGCTTAGCCTTCACCATTGCTTCATCTCTGTCTTTGTTCAGGCCATAAACTGTGCCGTGATTGACATTCTCTTCACGTTTCTTTTTAACAATGTCAGTCATGATTTGCCCTGACGTTTTACCGCTAGCTGCCTTAGCTTTGTACAGCAGGTCGTTAGCAAACGAGGATGGTCGTCGGTTGATGTTCCAAAGGAAAGGGTTGTCAGCCTTGCACTTGCATGTCATGCTTGTTCCTTTGGAAAGAACACATCGGCTGTCAGCGGTGCAACTGCACGCAGCACATCCAACACTTGCTGCGCCACTATGCGATGTTCCTTCTGTGTTGACTCATGCAACCTGCTGTTGAGATAGTGTACCCAGCTTCGCGCATTACCGTTCATGTACATGCGGCTGGTGGTCAAGCCTTCAGGCAGCAGAGCGCGTGCTTGTTCTTTGGCAATGCCAAGGGATATAGCCAGTGCATAGTTGGTTAGCGCTGTCTTGTTAACCTGTGTTTGATAAATCACCCATTGATTATTAGTGTGTTCGTTGTCAGAGACAATAGAGTTCTGCCTATTCTTAGCGTCTTGCATGCGGCACTCACGTAGCTCTGACTGTGGCAACACATCAGTGCTGGCGTATCGCTGACTAAACTCTTGGAAGCTAAAGCTGCGATGCCTCAACACCTGACGAGCAATGTCACGGGTGGTAGTAATCTCTACACACATGTTGCACATTTCAAAAGGACTGACATGTCCCTCACGCATCATGTATTTAAATAGTCCTTCCTTTGATGGGTTGTCCTGATTGTTGGGGTTGCTTACTCGTGCAATGAAAGCTAGATGCTTATCAAAGTCTGGTGTTGCCCATACTAAATTAACTTCACTCATACATTCCTTGCTGCTATACACAAACCAACATTACCTAAGCTGTAACCAATGAAGGTGACGCCTAGTCCTACATTACCTTTGATAATTAAATCAACGGCAATAATTAAATACACCACACCAATGACGGCTATCAACCACGTTGACATGTTTCATTCCTTTTTATTAAGCTGAAGCGACATTGCTTCAACCATACGATAAGCTCTCATAGATTGATACGACATGTCCCAACCGTAGTTGTCACACATGTCTGTCAATGCTTTCTCTGACAGCAGCTGGTAGCCATTGCTTTCGTTTGTTGGCAGGTGTTCAAGATGGTTCTGCTTCTTCCAATTCATTGCAGTGAAGTAGCCTCGTTGATACTCATGTTCGGCTACAACTTCAGCGAAAGATTGCAGGTCAGCAACCCACACCTTTGAATGACGCGCACCTTCTACGCAAATTCCAACGCTGTTTGCCAGTTTGACAATGTCATCGACGGTCATGTGTTGCTCCTTAGATTACAAAACATATATCTATGTGATTGTATTAACAGATTTAATAACATAGAAGTAAGTGTTGTGGTCATGTGTTACCCCTTGCTCTGATGTGTTGCACTGCATGAATGTAGTAGTTGTGCGTCCCTTGCGTTTTATCGTGCATGTCTAGCAGTACGCCGAAGATGCGCTCACGCTCTGCCTTCACAGCCTCCTTGTGGTTTTGCTTCAGCGCCTTTGTCAGAGGGCTGTCTAGCCAAGCCTTAAACTCAATCGGCGTAGTCATGTTCTCATCTCCCGTTCAATAGCCAGCAGACGCTGCTCGGCCTGTTTCAAAAGCCACAAAACATCAGGCCCATTGGCGCG